AGTGAGGGCAGGTAGCAACTACATGTTTTACCGGATCATAGTTGTTTGCCCAAAGCCACATCATAAGGAAATCACGATCATAAATGGTCATTTGTTCATAGAAATCACAATCATTCAAGATGCTCTTTAAAACACCATTTAAAACACGAATATAGGTTTCTTCCGTTGCGGAAGAAAGAATCTCTTCGTCTTTAACAAGGATATCTCTATATGATACAGTTTCTGGATATCCTAATAGACCCTTAGAAGGAAGATCTAGGATATTAGAAGATCCATGTAAAGTTACTTCTTCATTAACTACAGATGTATTGTTTTCGATGTCTTCAACGAAAATATTTGGTTGAGGCTTTTTAGCCATAATTCATTCTCCTTTTAAATTCCCCAATTAAATAAAAAAACTTACTGCTTTATTTATGTATCCTAATATTTCTTTTTGGGTAAGTCTTCTAGGATCTACTGGATCATTACCCATAATGGTTTGTTGCATTCTATTTACCTGTTCTCTGATCATAGCAGCAGGTATTAAAGTATGTTTANCATCATCCCCTGTAAAAGTAACGTTATACTGCATAACAGCACTTGAATCATAACTATAAGACGATGGTGATATCTCATTAGGAAAATAGTTAATATAATCATGTACATGAATATCAGAATCAATAGATGTTAAACGAATTACACGAATTTTACCTTTGTACATTACAGGTGGATTTGCAAATCCATCAGATGTTTTCATTAATTTTTGCCAACCCAACAAATATTTTAATGTAAGCCCATCTTCATATTCATCAATACGCATGTTAAGTGTACCGATATCATTATGCATAGAAGTATACATAAATTTACTACCATCAGTATTCTTTTGTGTATCATATGAAGCGAATGGTGTATCTACTGCATATACACGATGGTTTATTTCTCTCATATCAATAATAGAATCATCCTGACTGACGTTACCAAAATTCAATGTAGATATAGAAGAAGAATTAATATTAAATCCTTTTTCTGTATACATAGGAAGCTCGACCCTAAACAAATACTCATATTGAGGAAGTTGGGTCTTTTTTCTAGCAATAGATTCAGCAATCCTCATTATCCAATCTCCTTATCTCTGAAATAGAACAAAACATCGAAGTTGAATAATTCAGAACTTTCATAACTAAGAGTCGCTTCACTGATTTCAGTTGGGTAACAGTCATACATATTAAAGATTGTACTGTCTCTGACATTCATTTCATCTTTTAGTTTAATAGTTATATCTCTTTGGAAGTTTTCAGGTAGAGCCTTCATACGAGAAGGGCCATATGCTGTACTTCCTTTCCATTTTTCAAAGAATTTATACACGTCAAGGTCTTTATTATCCCAAAAAGTAACACGGAATATACGTGGAGATGACTCTCTGCTAGGGTATGCGTATTCAACACCAGCGTAATACCGTTTAAGATTTTCTACCATAGATGCAGGGAATGCTGTAGCTTTTGCATAGAAAGTTAATGCATTTGCGCTCCTCTGATCAAATGGGTCATAAAACTGGACTTCCCAATTATACGCACGTTGGGGTTCTTTAATAGGGGATAACCTAGAAAAAAGAACGTTTGTTGGGTTGTTTGCAACATCAGGAAGTGTTGTTCTAAGTATCTGTCTTCCTAAATTAATTATACTTCTTGGCATTTTTCTTACACCTCAAAATCTCTTAATCTATTTAGGGCAAAAGAAAACCCCCTTTCGGGGGTTAGTGGTGATAGGGTTAGTGATTTTTTATTAGTATACAGTTATTTATTACTGTTCAAGAATAACTTCATCATAGTTGAAAGTGATATCGAATGAGAGATTTTCACTAGATTCATAAGTCAATGCAGCTTCACCGATGGATGTAGGCCATACATTAGTAAGACGAACAATTCTAGTTACAGTTTGAGAGTCATTTGCAAACATCTTAATACGCATTTCAGCAGCAATTAAGTCTCTAGATAAACCACCGCCGATTATAGGATTTCTGATACCGTTAGTCTTCCATTCTTTGAAGAACTTATAAACAGACCCATCTTCATCATCCCAAAAGGTAACAACAGTTGTATGACCAGAAGCATCTCTTCCAGAATAAAGAGTCTTAGAGTCTTTAAAGTTCACTTCAATGGTTTCAGTACTTGTTTCTGGAATGTTAGCATTTCTAACACGTTGAGTAAGAAGAGGTAAGTTTCCTGAAACAGTGCTACCAAGGATTTCCACTTCAAACTGATAAGCCCTCTGCGGATTCGTGGTTGTTCTAATATTCTGAATTGTAGCCATTTTAATATAATCTCCTAAAAATTCTCTTCTTTATTTATAAGTTTAATAAGTCTTTTCATATTTACAATCGATATAGTATATGGTATATTAGAAGTATATATCTTTATGAAGTAAATATGCTAATTGAGACTTAATTATTATGAACCATAAAAATTTTATAAACTTCATCGAAAGTAACAACAGCCCTACACACTATAAACAGCTAAACACCCTCTTTGATTGCAATGTAGAGTATAAAGACTGGTTACTAGAAAGCACGTCATTCTTACCTATAGATTATGGTTATTCTATTAGAATATACTGTATTTATAACAATTTAAAGGACTTCCCATNATGTCCTATATGTTCATCACCCATAACATCTAAAGGAAAAACTCCAGATTCTAGTGGTTACATTGGGTTCGCTAAAACATGTGGGAAAACAGATTGTGTTAAGAAACATCGATTCAATTCTATGGTTAAGACAAATATAGAGTTATATGGAGAGAAAACACCTTTTCACAATAAAGAACAAAGAAATAAAGCACGTGAAACTTGTTTACAGAGATATGGCACAGAGTATGCATCTTCATCAGAGATTATAAAACAAAGGATCAAAGACACGTCTAAAGAAAAATATGGTGTAGAACATTTTTTAAAATCAAAAGAAGTGAAAAATAAGATCAAAAACTCTAATATTGAGAAGTTTGGAGTTAACTACCCTATGCAATCAGAAGAAGTAAAGGAAACAACAAAAGAAAATAATTTAAAAAAGTATGGTGTAGATCACCCAATGAAACTTGATATTAATAAAGAAAAAGTAAGCAATACAATCAAATCTAAGTATAGAAAAGGTTCATATCAGCAAATATGGGGATTTGATCTTAATGTACATGAAATTTTATTCAACAAAGAAATGATGAAATCCTTATATGAAAATAATGGATCATTGAAAAAAGTTGCAGAGTCTTTAAACGTATCTGAAGAAACTATAAGAAGGAGACTTAAAGAACATGGAATCAAAAGAACTATCAAATCAATATCTTTACCAGAAAAAGAACTATTAGATTTCATTAAAGATCATTATAAAGGTGAAGTTTTAATAAATGATAGATCTATATTAAAGGGTAAAGAGATCGATATTTATATACCAGCCTTAAAACTTGCTATTGAATTTAATGGTATATATTGGCATTCTATTATACATAAAGACAAATACTATCATGCAAATAANACAATCGAATGTATGAATAATGGTATAAGATTAATCCATATATGGGAAGATGAATGGTCTTTAAAAAAAGATCAGATCAAATCGAAGTTGTTATACCTATTAGGAAAATCAAATACCCCTACAGTTTATGCCAGAAATTCTAAGGTTAAAACGGATATAAACTCCAATATGGTTAAAAAGTTAATGGAAACACACCATATACAAGGATTTGTTGGAGCAAATAAACATATAGGTTTGGTTGATGAAAACAACATTCTAGTTGCTGTAATGTCATTGAAATACAATAACGATGATATTGAAATCGTAAGATATGCAACATCATGTAAAGTAGTAGGTGGCTTTAGTAAACTACTTTCTTTTGTAGAAAAGAATAATGTATATAAAACTATAACAACCTACGCTTCGTTAGATAAAAGTTATGGAGAACTTTATGAGAAAACAGGATTTGAAAAACTATATATCACAGAACCTGCGATGTTTTATGTAGATGTTAAAAAAGTTATTAGACATAGAAGAGAAAAATTTATGAAACATAAATTAAAATATCTATTAGAAAACTTCGATCCTTCTCTTACTGAATGGGAAAATTTA